AAGTTCAGGTTCAATAGGTTCAACTGCTACTGTTACGAGTAGTGCAACATCTGGCGGAACTTATAGCTCGCTTGCCGTTAATACTCTTACAAATAACAAATATTTTAAAGTCACCCCTTCGACTAACACTGCTCATGCTGGAGCATTTAGTTTAACATTTTCTGCATCTGACGGAGTAAATGTTGCAAATTCATCAGCTTCATCTTTTAATTTAGGATTTAATGGTAGTACATACTTTGACGGTAACGGTGATTATGCTCGAGTTCCAAATAATGCACGATTTGCTATGGGTACTGGAGATTTTACTATTGAAGGGTGGATATATCCTTATGATACTGCAACTAATCAAGGTTATTTTGCTATAGGCGGTACGAATGCTGATGGTTTTAATAGTGGTAATTATGCAACTTCACTAACATTATTACGAGGTTATAATGTTGGTGGAAATTTAACATTTTATGGTAATGGTGCAGAAACCGCTTTTAACGATCAAGTTAATCCAGCAGCTAATACTTGGTTTCATTTTGCTTTTGTCAGAATTAGTAGTACTTTAAAAGTCTATATTGATGGCGTTCAAAAATATACCGGAACTGATGGCACTAACTATTCTGGTCAAGGTTGTATACTTGGAGGTGGATATAGTACTGGTTATTTATCATATTTTGATATGTCTAATTTTAGAATAGTAAAAGGCACAGGAATTTATACAGGTAATTTTACTGTTCCAACGTCAAGCTTAACTGATATTTCAGGAACATCATTGCTATGTTGTCAAACTAGTTCTGGAACAACAATTGATAATAGTTCACATTCTCAAACTATAACACATTTTGGTAATACAACTACTAGTAATAGAGGTCCATTTTAGTTAATCACACATAGTAATATAAATAGTATAAATAAAAACAAAAAGGAATAACGGTGGGTAAATCAAGAGATAGAGCTAATAGATCTGGCACAGATCCAATAAATATCGGTAATGCTCGGATAGATTTAGATTCTGCCGGTGCTTCTGATCTTAGAGTTACAGCGCAAGATGGAACAACGCTTAAAAAAGTGATTGCAGCTGAAATTCAAGTTGGAACTGGTGATGATAGAGTTATATTAAAAAGAAATGCTTCTTCTGGCAAAGTACAATTTCAAACTACTGATGGTTCAACGACGTCTGAAACGAGTGTAGGTACTGGCACAGTAACGAATCCTTCTGATTTACCATTATCAGGTAATAATGCAGGTGATACAAAATTTGTATCATCAACCAATAATTTAATGATTTTTAATGGGACTGGTTGGTATAAGATAGCTACTGTGACAAATGCTACACCGACAATATCTTCTGCTGGTAGTGCAACTAATTCATTCGCAACCGATGGAACCCCAATTTCAATTGAAATAGTTGCAGCTGATCCAGAAGGTATTACATTACAATATAAGTATCAAATTACTACTGGATCATTAGGTTCAACTGCCGCTGTAACAAACAGTGCAACTTCTGGTGGAACATATTCTGCACTTGCAGCTAATACTTATAGTAATAATAGATTTTTTAAAGTCACACCTTCAACTAATTCAGACCATGCTGGAACATTTGCAATTACGTTTTCTGTAACCGATGGTGTTAATACTGCTGTTTCATCTGCATCATCTTTTACATTGCAATTTTCTGTATCAGGATCATATAAGTTTGATGGAAATGGTGACGCGATTACAGTTCCAACTAGTACAGATTTTAATTTTGGCACTGGTGATTTTAGTATAGAAGCATTTGTCCGATCAAATGATCACTCTGGTAACCCATATATTATTGATTTAAGAGATGAAGATGCAAGCCCTACTTCTCAAGCTGCACCTTTAATTTATATTAATAGTTCTAATCAAATACTATATTATGTTTCTGGTTCTGCACGAATTACTGTAGATTATTCACCTTATGATAATAAATTTACTCACGTAGCTGTTCAAAGAGTCTCTGGAACAACTGCATTATACTTAGATGGTGATAAAAAAGGTACATGGTCTGATAGTACAGACTATAATCAAAGTAGTCCTATAGTTCGACTTGGTAGTAGGTCTGGATATGCTGCTCAAAGTTTAAATGGTTATATGTCTAATGTGAGAATTCTAAAAGGATCTGTTGCTCATTCGGAAAACTCTTCACCTTATAGCGGTTCAATTGATCTTCAAGGTGGTCAAGTTTCTACAAGCAATAGTAGTGATTTTACCATGGGTACTGGAGATTATACAATAGAATTGTGGTTTAATCTTGATTTTACATTTAATACAAGCACATCCCAGAATGATTATATTTTTGATTTGGGTGGAAATGGCCTATACACTACTTTTAAAAATGGTGAAATTCGATTTAAACATATACATTCAGCTAGTGGCCCGGAGGTAATTTATAGTACTGGTGCTACAGGTTTAGTTACAGGACAATGGTATCATTTAGCTATTGTAAAAGATAGCAGTAATAATGTAAAAATGTATTTAGATGGCACTAATGTTGCAAGTAATACTGGAGCTACACAAGACCATACTACAAATACTATGGCACTAGGTGGTTATCAAGGTGGTGGTAGTTATACTTGGGACGGCCAAGTAACTGATTTTAGAATTGTAAAAGGTAAAGCTGTTTATACTGGTAATTTTACAAGACCAAGTGGGGCTTTAACTACAACTGGCGGAACTTATCCATCAAGTACTAACATAGTTAATCCTACAGCAGCTGAAACTGTCATGTTAGTTGGTAACAATTCAAGTAGTATTACAGATGTAAGCGATACGCCTCATACTATGACTACAAGCGGTTCAGTAGCTGCTGGTTCTGCAGTTCCTATTGGAGATACTATTACTGTACCATCTAGTAATTTATCTTCTGTAACAAATACTAAACTTTTAGCTCTTGCTGAAGCTGAGCCAATTAATATAACTAATGGTTCTTATTATTTTGCAGCAACTGACAGAAAATTAACTAGTGCAAGTTCTTCAGATTTTACAATGGGAACTTCTACAGATTTTACTGTAGAATTTTGGTATAAAGCAACGACAGTTAATTCAAGTGGATATTGGTTCGACATGGGTTCTAATACTTTTGTTATTCAATATTTTAGTAGTAAAACAAAAATTGGAATATGGAATGGCAGTTTTTCGATTCAAGGCCCAACTGGTGTAGGTACTTCCGAAAATGTATGGCATCATTGTGTAGCACAAAGGTCTGGAAGTACTTTTCAATGTTTTATAAACGGTACTTCAATAGGTACAGATTCGACTTCTCATAATTTAAATCAAACTACGATAACGCTTAATAATTATGGTGGTGGTGGATCATATGGTCATGTAGGTTATTTAAGTGATTTTCGCGTAGTTAAAGGTACGGCAGTTTATAGTGGTAATTTCACTCCACCAAATGGGCCACTCACATTAACAGGCGGTAGTTATCCTTCTAATACAAACGTAAATACTTCTATTCCATCTGGTCACACTAAACTTTTAACTGCTAATCATAGTAGTGGAGCATTTGATGATGATAGTATCTCTAACCACACTTTAACTGCTAGTGGTACAGTTACAACTGCTGCAGGTATTCAAAGTGCTTCGGTAGATGCTACTGGAAAAACTTTAACTAATGGTGGCGATGTTCAACATAGTTATGCTACTCCATTCGCACAAGGCACTGGCGGTTCAATATATTTTGATGGAACTACTGATTGGATATCAGGCATAGTAGCAGGAGCAGGAACTGGTGATTTTGTAATGGAATTGTTTGTTAAACCAATTACTAATGACCCAACTGGAAGTACTGGGTATAATGGTATGGTACATATTCGTCCTAGTGCTATGAGTGGTACTGGAACAAATAGTGGAATTGGATTTAACTATACAGGCGGCGGAACCGGTATGGGAAATTATAATAGGTGGACGCATCTTTTTGCCGGCACTTATGATGCGACTTATGATTTCATAGAAAATCCTGCTCTTGCCCCTCCAACTGATTCTTGGACTCATGTTGCATACATAAGAACAGGTACACTTTTAAGGTTATTTGTTGGTGGTAAAGGTGTTCTTAAAATAGAAAATGATACAACCGATTATTCAACATCAACACATTTTTCTCTCGGTGCATACTACAGTACTGCATCTAGTATGTATGGTTATATTTCAAACTTTAGATATATTGTTGGTTCATCTCCTTATACTGTTAGCGGTTATAGTACTGGTGGTTCATCTTATTTTCCTAATGGTGCTAGTGATGCTCTTCTTGCCGCTAGTATGCCTGCTTTAGGCGCTGATGATTGGACAGTAGAATTTTATGTAAAACTTTCTCACACTTTTGCAATGGGTTTTATTCAAGTTGGAAAAGATAATGGTTCTTTATCTATATATCTGAACGGAAGTAATAAGGTTGTAGTAGAAGGAAACCAAACAGGAGCTGGCTATACTAGTTCTACATCAATAACAACAAATGGTTGGCATCATATTGCAGTTGTTAATGATGGAACAGCAAATACTCAAACTACGTATATCAATGGTAGTGCTGATCCTAATACTGGATCAAGAAGTACTGCATATACATATACAGAAAATACAGTAATTATAGGTGCAAAATGGTACAGTGGTGCAATTAAAGAGACAGCTTATCGTTATATTTCAAATGTTAGAATAACTAAAGCTAAAGTTTATACCGATAACTTTATCGTGCCTTGGTCACCATTAACTGCAATAACAAATTGTCAATTATTAACTTGTCAAAATAGTACAGGCGCAATTACAGATGCAAGTACTAATAATCTGACAATGACCGCTAGCGGAAGTGTAACTGCAGCTTCAATTGTTTATCACCCAGCTACAGGAATACATCCATTTATAGGACAAATAACACCGCCTACAAGTGCATTAACTGCTATAACAAATACAAAACTTTTAACTGCTCAACATAGTAACAAAATAATTGATGCAAGTGCTGAAAATGTATCATTAACAGCTAATGGTCATGCACTTGCAACAAGACATTCGCCATTCGGGTAAAGGAACGTAATAAATGAGTAAAGCTAGAGATAGAGCAAATAGATCAGGTACAGATCCAGTATTCATTAATAATGCAAAATTAAGGGATAGTTCTGGCAATTTACTTGTACAAGATGCTAGTGGTAATGATGTAAAATTAATTGCTGAAGAGCTTCATTTAGGTGATAGTGCTGATGGTGATTTAATCATTATGAAAAGAAGTTCTGGTGGAGGACATCAGTTTCAAAATAAAGCAAGCGGTAGTGCGGCAGTAGATGAAGGTGTTGGCGGAGTATCAGCATATGCTACTTTAAATGATTTACCAACATCGGCATCAGATGGTGATCAGGCTCTTATAATTGCAACTAACATTTTATATATTTGGAAAACAAGTGGTTGGTATAAAGTAGCAACTATTACAAACGCAGATCCCACAATTTCATCAGCAGGAAATGCAAGTTATGCTTTTGCAATGGATGGGACACCAGTATCTATAGAAATTACTGCTACAGATCCTGAAGTTGGTACGGCTTTACAATATCGTTATCAAGTTAGCGTAGGATCAATAGGTTCAACCGCAGCAGTCACATCATCAGCAACATCCGGTGGAACTTATAGTGCATTAGCTGCTGGTACTCTTACTTCAAATAAATTTTTTAAAGTTACTCCGAGCACTAACGCTGCTCATGCTGGTTCTTTTAGTTTAACTTTTTCTGCATCAGATGGTGTCAACGTAGCAACTTCTTCAGCTTCCGCGTTTACATTAGAATTTTTTACTTATGGATCAGTTAGTTTTGATGGAACAGGAGATTTTCTCACTATACCTAAAACTGCAGACTTAGAGTTTGGTAGTGGTGATTTTACATTTGAATGTTGGTATAGAGCTACTTCTTTACCAGCATATGCTTATTTATTCAGTAACAACGTTGCATTTCAAGTAGCTTTAAATCTTGGAGTACCAAGCGTTTGGATTAGTACAAATGGAGATGGTATAGCATACTTTGCTACATTAATAGCAAATGTTGCTGTTGAGGGCTATAATGGAACATCAGTTGAGAAATACAAATGGAATCATATTGCAGTAACAAGATCGGGAAGTGATTTTAGACTTTTTCTTAACGGTGTACTTGCAAAAAGTGCTTCATCAGCTTCTACCATAGGTGCTCCAGCTTCTGCTGGCACTGTTATTGGTGGAGCTGGAACAACTCCTATATATCCTTTTTTTGGTGACATAAGTAATCTTAGAATAATAAAAGGTACTGCTTTATATACAGCTTCATTTAGTGTACCAACTGAACCATATACTGCTGTAACAAATACAAAACTATATACGTGCCATAAAAATAATGAAGTTATTGATGGAAGTGCCTCTAGCCATACAATAACAAAACTTGGTAATGCTGCAGCTAATGCGAGAAATCCATTTCCATGGAATACTCTTGGTTATGGATCAATGGATTTAGATAAAACAGGTGATTACATATTACCTACTCCACACGCAGACTTCAATTTGGGTACTGGAGATTTTACAATAGAAGGTTGGGCTTGGCCTCGAGGTAATGGTGTTGGCGGTATATTTCAACTATCAAATACAACTGGCGGTCTTAGCACATCTACTTCATCAAGTTTAGCTTTTGGTGTTTATGCGAGTGGTACTGCACGTTGGGGTGTATATGGTGCTGGTTCAACTGCGGCTACAACAACTTTACGGACATTAGATGCATGGCAACATTTTGCTCTTCAAAAAACTGGAGGTAATCTCAAAACTTACGTCGACGGTGGAGAAATAGATAGTAGATCAGATACTACTGACTATGACTATAATAAATTAATTATTGGTGGTTGGTATAGTACTGGTTATCTATGGGATGGATTTATTTCAAATTTAAGAATTGTAAAAGGATCAACTGTTTATACACCTAGCACTGGTACAGGTGGTTCTATTAGTTTTCCAGGAACAAGTAATAATGTTGTAATTGCCGGGGCTGACAGTGACTTTCAGTTAAGTACAGGTGATTGGACTATTGAGGGTTGGGTTTATATTACTGCAGGGTCTGATAATAATGGACTTTGGCAAGTTGGTGGAAACAATGCAAATGGATTTGGAAGTAATTACACTTCTTCGGTAAGTCTTGTTTTATCAACAGCAGATGACTTATTAAAACTGTATGGTGCTGGTGGTGAATGGCAACTTGGTGTTGCTGGTGCACAAGTTCGTAATGCTTGGACACACTATGCTATGACAAAAACTGGAGCTAAAATAAGAATTTATAAAAATGGTACTCAAATATATATTAGAGATGATACAACAAACTATGGTGGTACCGGTTATTTAGGAGTAGGCGCTGCTTATGGTCCTACTCAAACACCTACTTTTAAACTTAATAATTTTAGAGTAGTTAAGGGTACAGCAGTTTATACAGGAAATTTTACTCCACCTACAGGAAATTTAACGGCAACTGGTGGTAGTTATTCTGACACTACAAATGTTAATACGTCTATTCCTAGTGGTCACACTTCAATTATTCTTGGTCAACAAAGTAGTGGAACTCTTAGTGATACATCTGGAAATAGTCATTCGTTAACTGTTACTGGAGCTGCAGCTAATACTGATAATCCATGGTATGGTGATATTACTGTACCAACAACGCCGCTGACTGCCGTAACAAATACTAAACTATTAACACTTCAACGCTCTACTAAAAATGCAGTAACAAATGGAGCTTATGATTTTACAACAACTTCATCAAGGTTGTTAGTGGAGAGTGCAGATTTTAACCTTGCAAGTAGTACACCATTTACTTTAGAATATTGGTATCAACTTAAAACTGGAGCGGGTAATGGTGACTATATGTTTAGTACTGGTACAGGCGGTTTTATACAATTGTATTTAATAAGCGGTAACATAAAAGGATATGCTTCTAACATGGGTGGTTACTGGGTTGATTTCGGTTCTGGTGTTGGGCGTACCGAAGATGTTTGGTATCATGTTGCCATTGCTGGTGACGGTTCTGGAAACACGAAGGCATATTTAGACGGGACTCAAGTTGGAAGCACACACAATGGAAGTTGGGCTGTTACTGGTAGCAAAATAAGAATTAATGGATACGCTGGTGCAGGATATACAAGTACAGGTATGGTGGCTTGGTTTGCTGATTTTAGAATAGTTAATGGAACACAAGTTTATTCAGGAAATTTTACTCGTCCTTCTGGACCACTTACAACTACAGGCGGTACATATCCATCTAATACTAATGTTAATACTTCTATAACTGCATCTCATACGAAATTATTAACTTGTCAAAACTCATCTGGTGCTTTAGTTGATAACTCTGCTAGTAACCATACTTTGACTATGGATGGAACGGTTACACCAATAGGTGGTGTTACTGCACTTGCTTTAACAGATCAAAGTTCAGGTTCTCATGCATTAACAGCATACGGTGATCCTGTTAATGCTAAATATTGGCCTTTTAATTATAGCTGATAAAAAATTATAAATAGATATAAATTTACTGTGGATAGGGAAACAGAAAAATGGCTACAAAGAAAAAATTTCTTGCTAAACATGGTTTAGCTGTTAACACTTCAAGTGGATCAACTACAACTCTTAATTATCCTACAGCCGATGGTACTGCTAATCAGTTTATGAAAACTGATGGTTCTGGTGCTTTATCATTTGCTTCTGTGGCTGATAATTTTTTAGCATTATCAGATACACCAGCTTCTTTTAGTGGTAATAACGGTAAAGGTATTTTAGTTAAAGCTGACGGAACTGGATTAGAGTTCGGGGGTGGTACGGTTGTCAATAGTGTTAATCGACATGAACTTAGTGGTAATGGAAGTACGGCTTTTACACTTGGAACAACTTACTCAAGTGGAAATCACATTTTTGTTTTTGTTGATGGTGTTATTCAAAATACCCCGGCAAACTATAGTTTATCAGGTACAACTTTAACATTTACAGCTGCTCCAGAAAACGGTGCAGATATACTAGTTATGGGATTTTTACCATCTGCTGGTATTATTGATGTAGGTGATTTAATTCCGGATGTTGATAGTTCTCGAGATCTTGGTAGTACAAGTAAAATGTTTAATAATCTGTTTGTTAATAAGATTGCTGCAGATAGTGATGTTACAATTGCTGGTACTTTAAACGGACATTCAGTTCCTGCGGGTTCACCCGGTGGTAAGTTTTTATTAGCAACCGAAGTAACTACGATCGGTAATGGTGGCGCATCTGGTAGTGGTACTTTAGCAGCAACTGCTTCTGCTTCAGGTGTTACATTACAATATAGTCCACCGACACCGGCTGGTATTGGTGCTTTAGCAACAAACGGTGATGGAGCCAATCTAACTAATTTGAGTGCATCCGCACTTGCAACGGGTACAGTAGCCATGGCAAGAATCAGTGCATCTGCATTGACAGCGCATATTAATGCGACAGTTGCTCCGGTTTTTACAAATATAACATCGACACCGACTACATTATCAGGTTATGGAATTACAGATGCCGCTACAGGCGCCAGTACAACCACCTTTACTAATAAAACCTTTGATGCAGACGGTACAGGTAATTCAATTACTAATATTGAAGATGCAAATATTAAGTCAGCAGCCGCAATTGATGCAACTAAAATTGCAAACGGTACGGTGACAAGCACAGAATTTCAATATATCAATTCTTTATCTTCAAATGCTCAAGATCAACTTAATGAATTAACCGCTGTTAAAATTGCAAATTTAACTGATGATGCTTCACCACAACTTGCCGGATCATTAGATGTAAATGGACAAAACATTGTTTCAATATCAAATGGAAACATTGCACTTATTCCAAACGGTACTGGCCAAACAAGAATTACTAATTTACAATATAACGAAGATGTTCATGACATAGGTAATACAGGCGGAACGATTACTCCAGATGTTACAAACGGTAATATTCAAACACTTACTCTTAATAATAATTTAACGATAAATGCTTTTAATAATCCTATTGCTGGGCAAAGTTTAACTCTAATTATCAGTACTGCCGGCACAGGAAGAACATTAACATCTAGTTTTTTATTTGCTGGAGGTAATAAAACATTATCAACTTCAAACACTAAAGATATTATGACTGTATTTTATGATGGTAGTAATTATTATGCTAATCTTGTAACAAATTACAGCTAAAGGATTTGAATAATGATGCCATTAGGTTTTGCTCGAGGAGTTTTTGCTCAATCAGATACTGGAACTGATCCGACTTCTTCACACAATACTACTGATAATATTGGTGGAGCTATTAGTGCTTTAAATTCAAATTTGAATCAAAGTTATTCTCCTGGAAATAGTACGCATTTTAGTGCGATAGTGAGTCATATACAATCTGCAGGATATACATTAGTAGCTACTCCTAGATATGGCGCTATAGCTGAAGTTCTTTATAATGTTAGTGACGTAGCAGGATATAATGCTATGGGCCGCTTTAAAGATAATGTATTTCGTTTTGACAATTATAAAGAAAGTGGTGCCAATTTTAATAATTTAGGGAGTTCAAATGGAAGTCCTAATTGGTCTAGTCCAAGCCATTTAGCAGTTAGTACAGGATTTAATACCACTTATAGTCAGTCGGCTATGGACGATCATCCTTTTTTATGTTTAGCTTTTTGGGACGGTGGAACTTATAAAGGAACTTTAACATTTGTTTATCATGATATAACAAGTTCATCTGTTCATGCTATTGGTGGAGGCACTAGTGGTAATCTTCCAGCCGGTGTACACAGATTATATGATCTATTTTATCCAAGCCAAAATAGAAATATTTATGTTCATCGTATTGGTCCAAGTTCTAGTACGTTCTATACGGGTAGTAGTCAAGGCTCCATCTTTTCGCACGAAGCAAATTTTCATGTTACGCACGGTACTTATAGTAATGGCCAATTTAGCGGTGATGATGGACAATGGGGTTTCATACAAAATCAATCAGGTGCTGGTGGTGGTTCTGGTGATATTGGTATGGCTGCTCACGCAAGTTCTGCTTATGGTTTTGAAAATAAAAACGAAAACGATACTAGTGGTTCAGCAGGTAAGTTTTATTGGGGAAGCGCATCTAGTAGTACAAATTATCATTGTTTTGTATTTACTAAATTCATATAAATAGGATAAAATAGAGGAAATTATGGCTAATCCAAATTCTAGAGATAAATTAATACAATATTGTAAAAGAAAACTTGGTGAGCCAGTTATCGAAGTCAATGTTGATGAAGATCAAGTTGAAGATCGTATAGATGAAGCTTTACAGTATTTTCAAGAATATCATTCTGATGGTACATTTAGAGCTTATCTTAAACATCAAATTACCGCCGATGATGTAGCCAATAAGTATATTACTATAATGGATAGTGTTCTTTATATTAAAAGACTGATTCCGTTTGGAACTAGTTTTGGAGCATCATTTAATTTTTTCGATATAAAATATCAAATGATGTTAAACGATATAGCCGACTTACAAAATTTTGCGGGTGATTTAGCTTACTACGAACAGCTTCAACAATACTTGTCTTTATTAGATCAAAAGCTTAATGGTGCTCCGCAGATTGAATGGTCAAGAAAACAAAGAAGACTTTATATTTTTGGTGATTGGGCAGATAAAGATATTAAATTAAACGACTATATAATTGCAGAAGTATTCGCCATAATAGATGCTGATTCACATACTTCAGTTTATAATGATCTTTGGTTAAAGGCATATGCAACTTCTTTAATTAAAGAACAATGGGGAATAAATCTTATGAAATTTGAAGGAATGCAATTACCAGGTGGTGTTATTATTAATGGAAGACAGTTATACGACGATGCTCAAGGAGAATTAGAAGCACTTAGAGAAAGATTAAGATTAGAACACGAAATGCCAGTAGATATGTTTGTAGGATAATATGCCAACTAACTTTAATATCAGATCAAATGTTAAATCAGAACAAACTCTTTACGAAAATCTCGTAATAGAATCGTTAAAGATATATGGACAAGATTGTTATTATTTACCAAGAACTGTTGTAAACGAAAACAGAGTTTTTGCTGAAGATGTTCCATCTATGTTTGATGATGCATATAAGATTGAAATGTATATTGAGAATATTGAAGGATTTGATGGCGAAGGCGATTTGTTTACTAAGTTCGGTGTTGAAATAAGAGATGAAGCAACTTTTGTTGTATCAAGAAGAAGATGGAAAGAAACTGTAACTCGAGCTAATAATCAAATAAGTTCAAATCGTCCGAGAGAAGGTGATTTAATTTATTCTATTATGAGTAATAAAATATTTGAAATTACACATGTAGAGCATGAACAGCCATTTTTTCAATTACAAAACGTTCCGGTATTTAAATGCCGCGCACAATTATTCGAATATTCTGGCGAAGATATGGATACTGGTATTGCTAAGCTTGATGCCATTGATAAAGACTTTGCGTATACGTATAATCTTATATTACAGAATGATACTAATTTAATTACTAACGGTATGACTATTAGTCAAATGTTAGATAGTGCTGAAAACATTTCAATTACAGGTGAAGTTTCTAATTATAATAGTACTACAAAAACATTAAGCTTAATTCACGTAGGTGCAACTGATGGTAAGTTTCATAATTTTAATTTAAATAGAATTATAACAATACCTGATGGTACCGGATTAGCTATAACCGGTATTACAGAAGATAATAAACTTTCTAATAATGAACAAAATACCGACTTTACTACTTCAACTGATTTCTTAGATTTTAGTGAAAATAATCCATTCGGTGATGTGGAGAATAATTAATGGCAGATGATTTTTTTGATTTTGGATTTACGGCAGTTGACGAAGATGAATTAGAAGCAGTTCAAACAGCTACTAAAAAGGTTGAAACCGTATCTACTGATGCAACAGCAATTAAAGATAAATTAGATGGATTATTTAATGCAATAATACCATTACTTAATAATTTAAAAAAGAATCCAGAAAAAGAATATATACTTTGGCCTGATAGGTTAGCTAAAGTAGAAGCATTTGAAGATCATCTTCAAAAGATCTATGAGGCTTAATCATGTTTGGTACTCATTTCTATCATGAAAAGACAAAAAAATGTGTTGCTATATTTGGTAGACTATTTAATAATATTTATGTTATTCGAAAAAATTCAAGTGGTAAGGTTATAAGTCAAGTCAAAGTACCACTATCATATGCGCCAAAAGCAAAATATTTAGAAAGAATAAGAGAAAATCCGGATTTAAGAGAAGATACAAGAGTTGCTATAAAGTTACCACGTATGTCTTTTGAAATTACTAATATTGCATACGATACAACTCGACAAT